GCGTTAGCTGCTACCTGAAGGCTGGCAAAAGGATATTTGGCTATTTCAAAATCCGCTAAAGTGCTGCCGGGCAGCGGCTTATAATGGGCAAAGAACGCGCCGCTTTCTATGCCCGGTATATCAAACATTTCCGTTAGCACCGTAATGGGTAGCAAATTGCCGGGGATTTGTTGTGCTAATCCGCCTTGTAAAATAATAGGCGATATTTCATACGCCAACCGGAAAGTTGATAGCCCTAATGAACTCACTATGCGTACCCTACTACTGGATTCATAGCCTTGATCTGCGTGATAATATCAGCGCCCGTGGCTACATTCACTTTAAAGTCCAATGTAGTGCTTACATTAACATTCGGCGTTTGCATGAAGGATGTTTTCCCCGCGGCGGGATTATCTTTAGGATCGCGTGATAGCAGATTAGAGTCTAAATTATAACGATTTAGAAGTTCAGACCCAAAAGCTTCGCGTTCTCTCAGCTTAAAATTGATTTCATCTGGTGCGTTCCACCCCTTTGGCTGTTCAAACATTAGCATTCCTTTTATGCCGCTGGCTATATTTTTAGCTGAAGATATTTTTAGATCAGCCGATTTATTCTCGTTTTTAAGCTGATAGACTAAAAATTCTATTTGCTCCATCAATAGCTGATTTGGGTCTATGTTGGGTTCATTGCGGTCTAAAAGACTACCTACCATACTATGCCCATACATTTTTTTGAACTCTTGTTGCCCAACAGGACGCCATTGTGCTATCCCCAGAGAGGGGCCGCCTTTAGCGTTCTTATCTCCTACAGCAAAAGGGTCTAGTGCTACTCCGCTTTCGGCCTTTAAAGACGCTAAAATAGATAGCGCTGGTATAGTCTTATAGCCCTGCCCTTCCAGATATTTTAATACACTTCTGTCGCGCTCTGCTATGCCTGCCTTTCCCTCTGCTTGAGTAGGTGTGTACCAATGATAAGATGAGCCAACGCTCGCCTTTTCTTTTTCTGTGATAGGCCGCGTCAAAAATTTATCGACGTTTTCCTTATTAGGGGGCGTTAAACCGGGTTTAGGTTTGTTAGCGTCAGGTGGTGCTAAGTTGTCTTGGGTTAATGCTGGCAAAACCCCAAACCAGCGCAGCACATCCGTAACCGCTTTGGCTAATTTTCCTATGCCATCAACGAAAGTGCTAATGTCCTTATTAAATTCATCGCTTTTTAAATACGCGGCAAAAGTTTTAATACCTTCACCAAAGTCATGTATCCATTCCTTCAAGTGCGGATTTTCAATAAAAGACCCTATAGCTTCGCTAATCGCTGTAGCTAATTCACCTAACGGCCCTGTCAAAGCATTTAACCCTTTTATAAGGGTGAGTTCTATTCCTTTGCCAGCAGTCTGTAAGTTTTGTTTAAATGTCTGCCATGCCTCGTCGAGCGCGTCTGGGGTTTTGAATGCCTCATTACCTTTTTTAAGGTTTTCAAGAAAGCCTTTAAATTCCTTATCTGACAGATTACCAACCCTTCGCATATCTTCAAAAGGCATAATCTGTGTTGCGCCTGTAGCTTCGATGATGGCGCGTTGCCCGTGATACTTTTGATATATTTCTCTTAAATGAGTAACAACTTCAGGGAGAAGTTCAGCCGCGTTTTTACCTTTGCTATCGGCGACACCAATGCGCGAAAGCATAGGTTGTTTTCTAATATCGCTTTGAATATCGGCTAAATTACCAAGCAAAGCATTAGCATCAAAATATCGTTCGCCATAAATTTGTGCTGAACGAAGTTGCCCTTGAGTAATTCCTAGTCCTTGCGCGGTGCGGCGATCAGAACTTACAGCAGAAGCTAGAGCCCCTAACCCGAAACCGCTGCCGATTGCGCCAAGTGTGAGCCATTTGGCAACCGATACTGCGGTATCCGCCATATCTTTGGCGATACGCCCCGTGACGCGCGCCACATTAATAAGCGCGGTGCGTCTATCATCAAGCAATTTGTGAAAGTCTTTTTCTTGGCGGGTTTTTGCGCGATGTGCTTTTTCTTCTTCAGAGAGCACCTTGGCTTCGGCTTTTTCAGCTTCGCTTATTTCTTTTGCTACTTTCTTCCATTGCTCCGGCATGGCTGCAAGGATAGCTTGCAGAGCGAGCATCTGGGTATTGAACGCCTGAAATTTCTCGTCTAACAGGTCTATTTCTATAACTGATTTGACGGCCATGATTTACCTTTATCAAATTAAAAAAACGACCTGTTATTAAGGGCCTTTATTAAGTGCCGGTTTCTATATTCTTCAGCATCCGCCCATTTTCCCCCATTCTCTTTTATGAATTCGGAAAACCATTCATTGCTGAGAGAATCTAGGAGATCACCGACGAGTCCTTTGCCTTCCTTCCAGTAGGCTCTTTTTTGGTCGATATCGGCAAACCATTCATGTATGCCGTAGCATCCAAGGATGTAAGTACCCAATTTCTTAATGCCCCCGCCATCTCCAAGAAAGAATTTTTCAAATCCTTCGGAGCAACCTTGGAGATTGCTATAAAAAAAACAAGACTGCTAAGGATTTCAGCCTCGTCATCCTCGTCTAAAATGCCTTGTTTAACCGCAACACCAAAAGGTATTGATTCCCAGCCTTTTTCGCTGCTTACAAGAACATTGGTTAGCCGGATTATTTCATTGATTAGGCCGAATTTAACGCTGCCAGCGCCTTCCCAATTACCCGCCTTGGTAGCTATGGACTTCAGCGCCGGATAAGCTAACTGCGGCGCGGACAGAACCAAATGCGCCTGATTCACGCTATCAAAGCATTGGCTAAATACTTTTCCAAGTTCCAAGTAAAACTGCTCAAAAACAGATCGGCTAATTGAAACTGAATGTATATGGATCGTTCCATTCTTAGCCGTCTGAACCTGCATCACAAGATTCAGATTTCGGTCAATTTTCACTTTTTATCCTTTATGCGGCATTGAACATGGTTGAGTTGATAGAGTAGACACCGCGCAGACGAACAATTAAGCCCGCTTGCGTACCATCAAAAGCTACTTCCTGAATACTTGAAAGTACGCAAGTATTCAACTGGAACGGAGCTAAAGCTGTAGTATCCGGGTAGATTGTTACAGAGCCCAGAGTCGTATTGGTTTCGATTTGCGCCTTATATGCGTCGCCCAATGCCTGAGTGCGAAGCAAGTGCATTGTCACATTTGCAAAAATATACGGCGCAGGACTGGTTATAGCTCCGGTCAAGGTTCCCAGCAACAGCGAGGTGTCCCCTTCAAAGCCCAAGCTAATCGCTTCTTTAGCCAGATAAGGAGAGGTTATATTTAGAGCAGCAAAATCTGAATAGACTACACTTGCAAGCAGTCTATTTAGTGTGCCCTGTACGACTTGTGGATTAGCCATTATTCATGCTCCTTAAACTGGAATGTTGGAAGCGGTTAAGTAGATAGTCACTTCAGTAAAGCCTCTCAGCGGCACAAAAGTAACACTCAACCCATTGTATGCTCCTGCTGCATAATCACTTGGATGTTGCGCGATATAGAGTACAAAAGAAATCGCGTTTACTGTAGCCGGAGATAGAATAAGCCCAAAGGATATGCCGCTGTTAACCAAGGCTTGCGCTACTTTTTGCAGGGCGTTAATCCCCGCTTGATTGTAGTACAAAGGATTTTGCGGAGTATTGCTGCCATTAATTATTGCTGCGGATAAAGCAATGGCTACATTGATGGCAACCCAATCCGTAGAATACCAATAGTTAAAGGGCTTCAAATCCATTGTTTCGCCAGTTTGAATCAGCGTGTTGCTGATCTGCCCTTGTGCTCCTGTACCTATCCAGTTCACGCCTGCTGCTGCCAGCGTAGTTTGTTGAGCACTGGTTAGTGCAGGCGGTACGATGCCATACACGAAGGTATATTCCAGCGGGGAGGCCAGATTATTAGCGGCAGGCGCGTAGCTCAAAGTTTGGTACATGATCGCTGCTGCTGACCATTGGGTTACAGGAGCGCCTACTGCTTCATAAGTAACTATCGCACCTTTCATGGTCTCATACGGGCCGTATGAATCGGGGTTAGAAGGGGTAGTTATATCCGAGGTAGTCAGGAAGAAATACACCTGCGAAATAGGCGAAGAATGGGCTGTTACTAAAGCAGGCATTGTGGTATCTGCCGACATTTCAGTGGATAGCAAGTACGAATAGAACTGAATAGTCGGGGCCGCAATATAGGCCGCCAAAGCCGTAACCCCTTGCCCCGTTGTGCCAAGACCTAGTTCCAGAACATACACAGCATTAGTATTGCCTTGTGCAAAATAAGTGGTTGCCATAGCAACCAAATCTTGCACGGCTTCATTAGTATAAACGCCTTGAACGGTGGCGATGCCGGGGCTGGAAGTTAACGGAAACGTAAATGTGTTAGCACCCGTAGAAGTGATATTGAAAGTGCCGTTATATCCCGCTGGGGTTACGCCAGTTATAATCCCCAGAATGGTGTCAGTGATAGGAATGCCATGTGGCCCCGCTAAAGTTACCGTAACTACTCCGGTATTCCACACCAATGAAGTTGTAGAGATAGCGCCAGCAAGAATGCTGGTCAAATCGCTCATTTGAGTTAAGAGGGCGGTACCCCCTGCTGTAAGCGTGGTCGCCCCTTGAGATACAAACGCGCCAGTTTTTTGCAGAGTGGTGGGCGCGCTTGCAACCTGTTGGGAGACTAATACATTAACAATGTTGTTTGACATAATAGTCCCCTAATTAATTATAACTTACAGAAACAACCATGCCTGTGCCGGGTACAATTACGATACCCGTGCCGCAAGGAAAATCAAAAAGATAATTGCCTACTACATCGGGGATAACGCCAACTAAGTTAGCCGCAGCCACGCCAGCAGTAGTAGGGTGGTCATAAACTGATCCGGTAGTAGAGCCCGCCGTAGTCACGTTGACTTTAGTAATGCGGCCTTTCATAGCTTTTACTACCGTAGGTGCTGAAATATTCAATACGGTGTTGATGCCTTGCCCGCTAATAATTGCACCGTTAATAATTGCTGGGTTTGAATTGATAGCCATTTTGGTATTCCTTTTTTTTGAACATTAATGTTAAGTTACGGAGTGCTACTCATAAATGCCGAGGTAATATATTTCTTTGCCACATCGCTAACCGTGTTCTGATAATAGCTGACCTTGAACGTAATAGATTTCTTCATAGCAATAATGCCCAATTCAGCCTGATTTAATTTTTCATCCTGAATAACCGGCATATTCATTATGCCTATATTGTCAGTATTTAAGCTGTATTGAAACACATAATTGGCAAAATTTATAGCTTCATTATTGCGCGTTCCGTAGATGGTTATTTTGACCGTATCGCTCACCAGTTGATTGGAGCCTGATTGTGTCGGAGAGCCAGAACTAGGGATTATGTTGTTGACTATAGGAAACTGCCCCAAAGCTATTGTGCTGGCAGGCTCTATATGAACCGCCGCATAAGGCGGGGGCAAATTCTGCCCCACCAAAAAAGAAGGGTACAACGGAAAAAAAGCGCTCAAAGTGAGCCAGATCGGTAAGCTATTGGAAACTATAACGCTAGTGGTATCAAAATTTGTCATGGAATCAATAACTTGAGTATCCATTACTGAATATAGTGCGTCACCGCGATAGTGGTACAGATCGGCTTGCTTATAAAAATTATCCCTGCGAAGAAAAGCGAAACGTGTTTCTTCATAGGTTGCGATATACATGAACTGCGGCGCTATTAAATTGAAGTCTTGAATTTCAGTTAGAGCGGTAAAAATTATGTGATTATGCGCGGGGGTTCTATCTTCCAGTTGGAGCAGTTCCGTCGTTAAATGAAACGAGCCCTGAACGGTGACTTGTCTAGCAGGAACGCCAAGTGGATAAACGTCGTATTCGAGCCTGCCATATTGAGAAGCATTATAAAGAGCCGAATTAGACAAAAGAGAAGCATTTACCCAGAATACATATCCATCAAGAGGTAAGATAAGCTTGGCATACAGCGTAAAAATTACTTCCTGATTGCCTGAAAGCGTATTTGTACCTTCTGCCAGCCCAGAGGCTAGTTGAGGTTTTGCACCCGAACTCTCGGTTACTGTGGCCATTAATCAATCCAGCTTTTAAGTGATGCTTCAAACACCCCGGAATAAATAAAGCTAGGTCGCCTAGCCCCTTTAACAACCTCGTAGCTCTGCCCTTTTTTAACTTTGATAATACGCTTCCCACCTTTCAGCCGTAGCGTTTTACCTTCCAAAGCGGCTTTAGTAGGCACACCGGGTATTCCTAATGTTTCAACTTCCTGCAAGCTGATAAATTCCTTGAAACGCTTATCTATCTGCCCCGTAGCATCCCCAAAAATGTCTTTTTTAATGGGGCTTCCCGCTACAATATCCGCTATGGAATTTGCAACGCTGTCCTCAAGAAAAACGACTATTTTATCTTCGTTATTACTGTAAAATTCTGAAAATAGCCCGTATTTTTGTTCTAGGTTAACGCCTACCTGCCCGGTTGTTTTACCCCCCGGCTCTGCCACATCAATTACGCCTAGATGTAAAATAAGACTCATTAAGTCAAGCCCCAGAGGGTGCCCAAACTTTGCATAAATGCAATGGCCTGCCGACCATAGGGGTTTTTAATGGCTTGCAAGGATATAAGGTCGAGGTTTTGTAACCCTTTGCCGACTGATAGGGCTTCGCTGGTGGTCGAATCAGCAGCGGAGTTAATAACCCCCGCCACAAAATTGTTAATGCCATAGGAAGCCCTAGCATAGGCAAAGAATGTCTGACCGGGCATATCTTGCTGCCACTGTAATAAATTGCTGCCCGCCATGTTATAAACAGCCAGTGTGTAAATATCTGGGGCTAGAACAGAAAAATCCATTGGAACCAAGTCGAGGGAAACTTGGTAGGCATACGAATAGCCAATATCGGTATCAGCTATAACAATGGTAGTTAGCCCCATTACCGCCCGTGACCACGCTATAAAGCCTGCTAATGTTGGTGGAGAAGTAATGGGGTCTGTCATAGTGTCCCTTTAAGGTTTTCTGGGCCTTCCACGGCCTCTAGGCGCAATGCCTTCGCGCACCACTTCAATGGTTTGCTCGAACTTGGGCTCATTATCCCCCGCATTCTTCTTTTCTTCCACTACTTCCACTTCAAGCCCCGTTCGTTGCTTGAGCCCCATTTCTTGCGCTTTAGTAGATATCATCTGATCGGCGGCTACAGCGGTTATTTTACGCGCTTCCAAGGCCCGATCAATCAATTCCTGATCGCGTTGCTCCAAGCCGTGTTCAATGGCTTCAATGCTAATAGGAGTTCCTACCCGATAGGCGATACCTCCGAAGCCTTTTTTGACCTTGGTAACTTCCATCATGCCATATATTTCATGCTGTTTAATTATATGGCCTATTTCTTCTGCCGTGCCGTTAACTTCCATTTGCGATCCAGCCCGTATTCTATGCGAAAAAGGGCGCGGATTTTCGAGCAGCATATAGGTGAAATGAAACTCTTGTTTACTGCAATTTGCCACAAATATTTTCATAGTATTCCCCTAAAAGGGTGGGAGAGCCGATGATGCGGGGCTTTTTCAAGCCCCCGACTCCCCCATTGAAGCTAACTTCGGCATCACACGAAGTAACAAAAACCCCGCCAAAGAGAGCGGGGTTTTTGAATGTCTACTTTTTACTATTAATACGCTGCGGACAGAATCGTTAAAGCTTCAGGACGAATACCCCAGCCAGAAGTAGAACGCATAGTGTAGAGGGTGGTGATGCCCCCATCGGCAATAGGCGTTGGAATTTCTGTAGGTGCGGATACATCCGTCAACATCAACGAAGTCGCTGTCATATTAGGCGTTAAAGTTGCAAAGACGTTTGTGTTGATGTTGTTGTTGGCTTTAGGAATCTTCAGTTCCGGTGCAATCAACAGAATCGCGTCGGTAGCGCCAGCCCCTTGCCCGAGCAAAGTATCATCAGCCGCGAACGAAACATCGTCGCCGCCCGCCCATGAAGCAACGGTTTCCACCAACCCGGCGGCGGTTTCAACACCAGCGCCAATTCGTTGGAATTGGGTCAATGAAACCACGCCGGAGTAGGAGATTTGACTAATGAAGCGTTGGGGGGCCAAAAATACCAAGCGTAAAGGCTGACCAATTTGCAGAGTACGGACTTTTAGAGCGCCGATCATGTTCAAGAGATATTGCGCCAGTTGTCCGCTGTCCCAAGTTGAATACCCGGTATTGCCGTTGGTGTCCGATCCTAAAGACGCGATGGTAGCGCCATTAGTGTTCAGCAACCCTTCGCCGTTGGCGGGGTTATAGCCATACAACAGCGCGTTACGCAGTTGTTGGGCAATACCTTGGCGCGCTGCTAGCCGCATTGCTTGGGGCAGAGCATAACCCCAAGCCCCGGTAGCGGCCTCGTCAAAATTGTCGTATTGAGCGCGGGTTTGCAAGCGATAAGTCGCCGTGCTAATCATGCTCGGAATGACAGAAGCGCTAGGCAACTGGTTTTGTTGGGACTGATTAGCCGATACCTGAGTGGTTAACTGAACCTTTTTAGCGTACACATACAGGTCAGCTTCGCCTAAGCGGGGCATTGGGTTTTCAGTAGCAAGGGTTGTGAAGGCACCTGAAGCCAAACTGTATTGCATAATCAGTTCAGGCAACATCAGGTGAGGATTTACTGTAACAAATGAGGGTGCAAAGCCTGACATAATAATTATCCTTTTAGAGTAGGCAAAGAGCCATAGTTTCAGTGGTAATCCAATTAGCATTGCCAGTGCCAGAATTATAGCTGACAGACTTATTGCCAGAAGTGCTAACCCGCAAAACTTTTACCGGGAAAGCATTTGTACCGTCAAAGGTAGTCAACCAATTGCTAGTAAAATCCCAAGTCAATGGGGTGTTAATTATTTCACCTTCCAAAGTTACCAAAGCAGGATTAAGGCGAAGGGGAACACGCGCGCTGCTACCAAAACGGTAGAAGTTCACCGACATCCCCGGTGAATACAGTGGCACTGTAGACTGAGGCGTTGTAATACCGGCAAAAGCTTGATTAAATACGCAAATACCTGTACTGGTTGCAAGCGATACCGATTGGAGAATAGTTGCCCCCAAAATATCCGTGCCGGGTTGAACTTGGCCCAAAGCCCCTGCTTGGGCGGTAGGTACGAGTTCTTCAATAGGAAGCCCGCCCCAAATCGGGGTAGGGGCAGCAGCACTTAATACGCCGCCCGCTAATTGAAAACGTACTGCGGGATCATCTTGTGCATCGCCTTGGGTATAACCAGCGGTGTTGGTCGTAAATAGACCAGCACCATTAGTTGTAGCCATAGGGTTCAGAGAAATTTGTGCGCTCATGGCTTATCCTTTAGCGTTGATTGTTAGAAAGGTGAAACTCTTTGACGCGCAGAGCCGGGACTTTAAAATCATCCAGCCAAGCGGACATAGAACCGCGGAATTTGGTAATGGTACGGCCCGCGCGATCTTTTTCGTGGATTTCTACCAGTTGATCCGCTGCAAACATCTGGGGCGCTTTAGCGGAGGCATAGGCATCAGCGAAAATTTGCTTTTCAGCTAAGGCCAGCAGCGCTTCATCCTTGATAGAGGTAAGATTGATGCCTTTATAGCTATCAGAATAACCTTGCAGACCACGCAGCAGACGTTTGCGATAGGACATAAGCGTTTCGCCTTGCAGGGGGCGAGAAGCAGATTTTCCAAACGAGGCTAAAATACTGTCGGCCTTGGCTTGGCAATCGGCGTATTTGGCAGCATCGTCATCTGCTTTTTTAGCCGCTTCTTCTTCTTCTTCTTCTTCTTCGTCATCGTCTTTCTTGGCTTTGGCGTCGTCATCATCTTTCTTGGCGTCGTCGTCTTTTTTAGCCTTGTCATCGTCTTTCTTGGCTTCGGCTTCGCCTTCTTCCTCGCCGTCGCCATCAAAGTGGATTTCACCGGCAGGCATTTCTACAACGCCGCCATCGGCTTTGGCTTTTTTATCGGCGGCGGCGAGGGGGGCAGCAGGAAGATTTTTTTCCATGCTATCCACGCGGGTGGCAAGATTGCCAACGGCGGATAGAATTGCATCGAGTTTTTCACCGTTGGCATCTGCCGCAGGCTTGGTATTGGTTTCGCTCATATCAGATACCTCTTGGTTATTTAATAAAACTCCGGCAGAATCCCCGCCTTTGTCCCAAACGCCTTTTGATCCCCTAGCTTTCGTAACAATAGCTATATGATCCAAAAGAAAGGGTACACCTTCGATTAAGAGCGGATCGCCAATCTCAGTCGTTAGTGTAATGTTTCCAGCAGCATTGTCAAATACTACTGATGGAGAAGTGCTAATTTCACCTTCGAGAATCTCGTCAACCGATTCCTGATCGTAAAGTTTTGCTATCCCCCAGACTTCATCGCCCTTAATAAAAGGCAACATAACACTGCCAATGGCTCTGTTCTTAAACTCCTCAGAGTTTAATACCGCAGATTCAGGGTGATCCATAATCACCGTCAGGCCATTGCAGCGTTTTAAAAATGTTTCATTCAAATAAATAGAAGGGTCGCGCCAAACGTGCTCCCCGATACTGGAACGATAAGCCAGCCCGGTGCCTGTAATGCGGATAGCTAAAAGGCATATATTGGCGTAAATTTGCGGGCTGGGCAGCAACCCTTCGCGCATCAGTTCCGCGATATCAAATTCAGTTTTCGCGTTTGCGATACGAATAGTTGTTTCAAGGCCGGGGTGAAGGGGGGAAGGTGTGGAATCTAGGGCGCTCCATACATAACCTGTTGATTCTTCGCATATTTTTACGTCAAATTTTTCAACATCGCGGGCTATGTAAGTGGTAAAAGTACCATCATCGCGCAGTTTTTCCAGCGCGCCTTCAAACTTCAACCCGGTCTCTTCCAATGTTTCACGGCGCGCGCATTCTTCCAGCGTTTCGCCATCTTCCTGATGGCCGCCGGGGGTACAAAAAGTACCGGGGTAATCGCCACTGTTGCCTCGGCGCAAAAGTAAAATTTCACTATTAGGCGTAACGAATAGAATACCTGCTGCAAGCCCTGTAGCCGCATCGGAGACGACTTTTTCATTTAGTTTTTTGGTTACGTCTAAAAGGCCATCTTCAGCGATTTCAGGCGTACTAAGTGGAGTGGGCCCGGCGGGTATTTCATCACCTTTGGTAAATTCTTCCCCCACAGACTGAGGTACGCCGCCAAACCCGCCGGGTGTGTGCGCGGCGGCTTGCATGAGGCGTTCTTGGGCTGGGCTGGTTGTAGGCAATCTATTACCTTAGTTGGGTTTTCGCTGATTGTATCGCTGTTTTACCTTTTGCGGTAAGCATTTCTTCCGGCAGGCCGCGCAAAGTATAGATATACCTATAGAAACATCGGCAGTATGGTTCTTCACTGGGCATAGTTATGGCATCCGTATAGCCGTGCAGGGGATTGATAAGCCCTTTACCGGAGGCCCAATTTCCACGCAATACATATACTTTTGCATCGCGTTCTTTATGATCTTCACGATAATCATAGGACGCTTCGCGCCAATGGGAATTCCATTCAGCCCCAATAGCTCCGTTATCAACAGCAACAATATCATTAATATTGGCTATTAATTTATGCGTTTGATCTATTATTACCCTGCGTTCTTCAAAAGGTGCTTTGGCTAACGATTTGCGTATAGCCTGTTTTTCTTTTGCCTTATCTACCGCCTTGGAGCCCCCTTCAGGGATGCTCGAAGCCCAGCCAGAAAATCGGCGCAGAACATTACTAATTGTTTCTTCACGGTTTAATTTAATTAATTTAGCGCTTGCGGTAATGCGGCGCTGCAATTCCTCACGCAATTTAGGTTTTAATCGGTCTATGGTGAACCGATCTACATGCTTATTTATTAATTTACCTTTGGTGACTAGCCGGTTATAGGCCGTATTTAAAGCGCTTTCAACGGCGTTTTCCAACGCTTTTTCGTCCATTAACGAACTTATTAGCGTTTTTTTTAACTGTTTTGCCCAATAATCAAGTCGTTCCGGGTTATCGAACCCATAAATAATAAAATCATTTATAGCCGCAGTAAGCGTTTCATAAAAAGACATATTAATCTTTGCTTGGGGGATCAGTAGGCGCGGTTAAGGGTACGGGCAGTTCATATTCTGCAATTTCCACAATATCTAAATTAAGGTCGCTCTTAAATGTATCTGGCATTTCCGCCAAGTTATCCTGCGCCCACTCGATTGCGCGCGCTCGGTTGGGACCATCCATGACCGGCAATACGGTACGCAGCACTTCCGTAATTCCTTTCAATTTAATTTCATCAACCTTAACCTTTTCCGATAGGGGTTCTTCCATGAGGCTCTGCCACGAAGGCTTGAATGCGTCCTTCCATTCATAAAAAGCTCGTTCGTAGGTCATTTTTGAGTATTTTTCAGGGTATGCAGCCTTAACTGACTCGAAAAAGTTTTTATTCCATGCCCGATGCTGCACAATCTTGTCAAAAAACTCAAATAAGGGCCGCATATCAGCGCGAATACCCTCAATATATTGCACGATAGCCTTGGAATCTTCCGTTCCTTCTCCGAAACCATTGGTGAAGGCTTCATCTTTTATGAGCATGGCAGGCACATCAGAGGCTGCTGCAATGTTGGCAATGATGTTGTCGCGCGCGGTAGTCATGGCGGTATCGGTATTGCGAAGATCAACCGCTTCAATGGATTCATCTATATCTATGCTCAATACATTGCCGGTAGTACCTTGCTGCAAATAGGTGCGCTTGATCCCCGCAGCGGTCTGCATGAGGCGGTTCACAATGGAGCCAGCCGCTTTTTGTTTAATAATCAGAAGCCCCGCCTTCATCGTTACCATGTCATCCGTAATCATGGATTGGACAAAAGACTTCAGGGGGTACAGCGCGCGCTGGAAGATAGACCGGCCTGTATAGCCAAAGCCGGAGGCTTGGTAGGCCAGATAAATAGGTGTGTTATGAAACACCACCACACTACGGCTTGGATGGTAGGGCTGTCCTGCGGCGGTGATATAATTCTTGGGCTT